AATCGGCATCAGCGCCGGCTATGGCAGCGGCAAGACCTACGCAGCGCATGCTGTTGCCGTCAAGATGGCCGCCTTAAATCAAGGCTTTGTCGGTTGCGTGATGGAACCAACCAGCGATATGGTCCGACGCATCTGGGCACCAAAATTTGAGGACTTCCTAGACAGTTTCGGCATCCCATACACCCCAAGGGTGGCGCCGTATGTGAGCCACACGCTGCACTTCCCCGGCGGTGATTCAACAATCCTCGGCCTGTCGTTTGAAAACTACTCGAGAATCGTGGGAGACGACTGGAGTTGGGCGATTATCGACGAAGTTGATACCGCGAAAGCATCAATCGCTCAGCGGGCTTATGACAAAATCCTGGGCCGTATCAGAGTCGGCAACTTCAACCAGCTGCACTGTTATTCAACGCCAGAAGGCTTCGGGTTTCATTATCAAACGTTCGGCACTGATGCAGCACGGGAGGGCAAGCGCAGAGCCCTACTCAGGATGAAGACGGCAGACAATGCCCACAATCTCAGGCCGGGCTTTGTTGATGACCTGCTGAGCCGCTACACCCAAGAGCAATGCCGTGCTTATCTCGAGGGGATCTACCAGAACCTTGCGACTGGCACTGTCTACGACAGGTTTGACCGTGCCAAGCATGTTTCAGGAGTTGATGATGATCCGCTAGGAGAAGAGCCGCTGAGGATCGGGATCGATTTCAATGTGGGCAATATGAACGCAGTCATCGCAATTCGGGCAGGCAATGCGCTGCATTTCATCGATGAGATCAGCGGTGCCCATGATACTGACGCCCTAGCACAAGAGCTCTGCGCTCGTTATCCAGGCCGAACGCTCTACGGCTACCCCGATGCCTCAGGCGGCAACCGCTCGACCAATGCGACTAGAACTGATCTGGAGATCCTGGCCGGCTATGGCATCAGTAACCAATCGCCTAAAGCAAATCCCCCCGTTCGTGATCGGGTTTCTGCTATGCAAGGCGCTTTGGAGAACGGGAAAGGGGAGATCAGGATCCAGATCAACCCCCGATGTAAAAAGCTGATCGAATGCCTCGAGCTGCAGGCTTATAACGAACGAAAGGAACCTGACAAAGAATCTGGCCATGACCACCTACCAGACGCCGCGGGTTATCTCGTTTGGCGTGAGCTGAACCCACTGCATCGCAGGGCAGGCCGTGGCACCGGCATTAGACTGTACTAACGAAACATTGGGCAATGGCTAAGCGGGGCGGCAGGTCTGGCAGGAAATACGTCCGTGACAATCGTGGGCGGTTTGCTACGACTGGCGCGACTGCTCGGGGGGGCAGGCTGAAAACTGCAAGCGGTAAGAAGAGAGCGGCTCAAACGGTAAAAGCAAAGACCGGCGGCAAGCCTTCAGGGGCGCTAAAAGCTAAGCCGAGATCTGAGGGGCAAAAATATGCAGGGCGAGTGCAAGCCGGTAAAGACCTGAAGCGGTCGCAATCAGTAGCAAGTCAGAAAAAATTCCTTGCCAAAACGCAAAAGAGGCTAGATGCTGCGCCATTGGCTCAAAGCAGAGCAGCGAAGCCGACAGCCGCACGAACCAGCAAGGCGCCAACAAATACGATTTCTAGGTCTCCCCGTCAACTAAACAAAGACGAGAAGATTGCCCGTGATGTCATGACTGACAAGCGGTTTAAGTCTGACCGTCAGCGAATCACTGAGATGCGGAGGAGAGGAGTGAAGCCAGACGCTGACGTGATTGGGCTTGTCGCAAGGGTAAGGAGCAAGCAAGGCGGCGGCACTACAAGCAAAATCAAGCCAGCCGCAGCGAAGCCGACAGCGGCGAAGCGCAAGTCGAAAAAGGTCTCAGCTGACAAAGTTGACCGCATTATTGGGAGACTGCGAAAAGATCCGTTAAGGAAAGAATCGATTGGGATGTCTTCTCGTGCAACAAAATCAAGGAATACAAGAGAAACCAGAACGCGAGCTTTGGATTTTATAAATAAAGCAGCGGGGCTGACACTAAAGGGAAAGGGATCACGACCGGAAAACCCTAAAGGGTTGGACAGAGGCCAAATGGTCTCAAATGTTGCAGGCAAGCTGGCAAAACCTACAAAAAGAAGCACGTTGAAAAATAATTCAAAAGTTGTTGCTCAGCGGCAGCAAGTGCGAAAAAGTTCGAGAGAAGCTACGGCAAGTTTGCGATCTTCTGTCAAAAGGCAGTCGCGATCGGCGGGGCCGTCTTATGCGCCGGGCCGAGTCAGGTTGATGCCTCCTCGTGTTGCCGCCGCGTCTGGCACCCGACCTTTTTACACAGACAACAAAGGGGGGATATTTTCAGGGAGGACATCGTTCGGGAGCACAAAAGCATCTCGCCAGTCAAAGCTTCAATCCGTTAGGAAGTTAAGAGGGACCGGCGGTCTGGGCAGCTCAATAAGCCAAATCAAGCGATCAAAGGCCAGTCAAAAAACTATTGGCGGAGGCACCCAAATCACGTTTGGAAGATTTAGGACAGGGTTCCAAAAGCGCCGTAGGAGCTGACCTGCTACGCTCAGCACGTTGCCTGAGTTAATGGGTCTCAGGTTTCATTGGGCAAGTGGGTTCCTAGCCTCAGCGAGTCGAGCCGCTGGGGCTTTTTAATCCCTATCGATCGCAGCGGCTGACCTGCTACAATTTGAAGAGGCCATAGGTTTTTCGTAGAACCCCCAACCACCGGACCTCAACGACTGGAATCGTTGGGGTTTTTTAGTGCTTATAAGCCGCAGCCGCTTTTCGTGCATTGGCCTGCCGCAGCTGTTTACGGTGTGACTCCACCAAGTGCCAAGATGACACGTTGCAACAGCTGGTGATTCCTTCCTCCGTCAAGCACACCCTCACGCAATCGTCTGCAGTGAGGCTTACGTCCAGATCGTTCACGCTTGTTATGATGCCTCTTGCTAAGTTTAAGCGAACGCATCCCCAGCATCATGGAAGAATTTCTCAGCGCTCTCGACGACCTAATCGCAGAAACTGAAGGGCTCAGTGTGATCGAGCTTGTCGGGGCCCTAGAACTAGCCAAGAACGACATTATCGCCGGGCTTGCCGTAGCTGAAATGCTGGCCGAGGACGGCGAAGGCGAAGGGGAAGAGGCAACAGCATGACCCGGCCTGTTGTGACCGCTGTTGGCCGATTGCTGCAGCCAAAACACGGTGAACCGCGAAAGCATCAGCTGATTAAAGTTGATGCAAATGGCCGTGCCAAAATTATCAAAGATCAGCCGGCTTAAACTGTTAGCAAAAGGCGGCTACAGCATTGGGCTATCAATCAACGGCACGGAATACAGCTAAAACGTCAAAGGTCGTAAATGTCTATGACCCAAATCAGGCATGGATCGATCAGGAACCGCACTGGGAGCTGATCGAATGCCTGCTGACGGGCACCTATGGCATCAGGAAGGAGGGCCGCAAATACCTGCCGGAGGAACCGCGTGAAACAGATGACGCCTATCAAAACAGATTGCTTCGCAGTACGCTGCAACCGTATTACGTCAGGCTAGAACGCTTACTGGCCGGGATGCTCACCCGCAAGCCCGTCAAGCTGAACGACATCAGTGATGGCATCCGTGAAGACTTGTTTGACGTTGATCGCGAGGGGAATGACCTGAACACTTGGGTGTATGAAACGGCACGTAAGGCGATCCGCTACGGCCATGCTGGCGTTTTGGTTGATGCACCATCAGACGGCAACGGCAGGCCGTATTGGTGCGCCTACACCCCGCGAGACATCTTGGGCTGGCGCACTGAAATGCAAGACGGCAAGCCCCGACTTGTCCAGCTCAGATTGAAAGAGCAGGTGACAGAACCTGATGGGGAATACGGAGAAAAAACAGTTAATCAGGTGAGAGTATTGACGCCAGGATATTACGAGGTATTCAGGCAAGACGAGAAAAAGGACTACACATTATTTGAGGAAGGTAAAACAAGCCTTAGCGAAATACCGTTTTCAGTTGTATACAGCAACCGCATCAACTATTTGCAATCAAAACCGCCGATGGAAGACATTGGTGAATTAAACATCAAGGCGTATCAAGTTCAATCAGACCTTGACAACATCTTGCACGTTGCAGCGGTGCCGATGCTGGCGATTTTTGGGTTTCCGCAGTCAGCAGAGGAGATTACAGCAGGGCCAAATGAAGCGCTTGCGCTACCTGAAGGCGCATCAGCGCAATACATCGAGCCAGGTGGCGCGAGCTTTAATGCATTGTTCCAGCGGCTGGATCAGATCGAAAAGCAGATCAATGAGCTGGGCCTATCCAGCGTGTTGGGTCAGAAGCTTTCAGCCGAGACCGCCGAGTCAAAGCGCATCGATCGCAGCCAAGGCGACTCAACGATGATGGTGATTGCCCAAAATATGCAGGACATGATAGATAATTGCCTGCGGTTTCATGCTGCCTACCTAAACGACGCATCACCCGGCAGCGCATTGATTAACCGTGATTTTATGGGCTCCCGCATGGATCCTGCAGAAATCAAAGCGCTGCTCGAGCTCTACCTAGCCGGCACCATCACCCAATCCACGCTGTTGGCCCAGCTTGAGGCAGGGGAAGTGCTTGGTGATGACTTTGATCTTGAGGAAGAGCTCGAGGCAACGGCTGCCGGTGGCCTGCAGGAATGAGCACCCCGTCTGAGTTCTATCGGCACGCTGTTGATCTGAACAGGTTCAGCAACGCTGAGGCAAAACAAATTGCAATCGCTTACAACCGTTTGATTTTGCAGGCTGTCGCCGACCTGCAGATCCTGGTCGAAGATGAACGGGCATTTGACCGTCAAACCCGGCTTAGGGAGATTGTCAGGCAGCTACGGGCAAGCCTCGATAACTGGGCCGGCGAAAGCTCCGCATTGCTGGCCGGGGAGCTGCAGGGGCTGGCCACATTTGAGGAGCAATTCATCAGGGCGCAGCTGCTCGAGATGGCGCCAGACCACATGATCGAGCAGGTCAGGTCGTTGCAGATCGATCCAGCTTTTGCCCGTGCTGTCGTGATGACAGATCCAATTGAGATCGGCCTGAACGTTTTATCTGATGACCTGCTGGAAGCCGTAGGCCCATCACCGGCAACATTCAGGCTGACGGCAACGCAGGGCGCTCAGATCACGCTGCCTAACGGCTCAACCGTATCAAAAGCGTTTCGGGGCATCGCTGAGTCTCAAGCTGAGCTGTTCACCAAAACGGTTCAGTCTGGGTTCCTAGCGGGTGACTCAGGGCCTCGAATGGCAAGGCGCCTAAAGGGGCGTTTGCAATTTGCTGATTTCGGGCCGCTATCAGTGCGGCAACTGGCGCAGGCAGGTGGCCAGCTCACAGCAGTGGCGAATCATCAGGTGAGCACATTGGTTAGGACTAGCGTCAATCAGGTGGCAAATGCGATCAGCCAGGCCACCTATAAGGCCAACGCTGAAATCACCGAGAAATACAAGTACGTGGCGACGCTGGATTCACGCACGTCCGCACGCTGTAGAGCATTGGATCAGCAGGTGTTCGACTACGGCAAGGGACCAACACCCCCGCAGCATTTCAACTGCAGATCAACGACCGTCCCAGAGATCGATTATGCAGCGCTCGGGATGCCTGAACCACCACCTAGCGCAATACGCAGGCCGGGCATTATTTCAGGGCCGATGAGCAAAGCAGCCAAGACGCGGACGGTTCCGGCCAATCAGTCTTATGGGGAGTGGTTGCAGGAGCAGGGCGATAATGTGAAGCGCGACGTTTTGGGGCCTAGCAGGATCCCTTATTGGAACAAGCTGGTGAAGAAGTACGGGCCAGAAGATGCAATCCGCAAGTTTGTAGCGAATGATGGCTCAGAACTGACGTTGAAGCAGCTAAAAGCAAGGTACGGGCAGCCGTAGAATGAGAGCAACAGCAACCAAGCGCATGAAATGCGGCGGTTATAAGAAACCAAAAGGCACCAAAAAAGGAGGCAAGAAAAAGTGAAAAAAGGGCAGCGCGTCAGCTGGATTTACCAAGGCAAACGCACGTTTGGCACTGTTACCGCGATGGGCGGGGCTCGGGCAGCGATCAAAAGCCCTAAAGGTGGAAACATCGTCAGGGTTGGCACTGCTGATGATCCAGTTGTAAAGATCAAATCAGAGTCAACAGGCAACCCAGTCCTGAAGCGCCGATCACA